TTCTTTTCTCCTAGATAGGTGGAACCTAAAGCATTAAGAGAATAAGAAAACCGATTCTCATCTAACAGAGGAGCGGCAATCATCGTGTCAAGGACTATTCCTTTTACTTCTATTCCTACGGTTCGTAACCATCCTAAATCATATTGCGCGTTATGAAAGACTACAGACATGCCGTGTTTAAGTTGATCTTGTAGCCAAGTAATTATCATTTTCTTAGACATATTACCGCCGCCCTCATGACCAAAAGGTAAGTACGCTTTCCAATTGGAAGACGCAACAGCAATCCCGATCAACCGACCATCGTTCCTTGCCCAACCTGGGCCTAACGTTAAAAGATTTGGATCGGAAGTTTCTACATCAATAGCTATAATTTTTTCTTGCGATAGATCAGGAAGAATACTTGGAGGAGTCCACGTAGGCTCATTAAATAAATCTTGCTCATACATCGTCATTTCCGTAATCTGCCGCTAAAGCCGCCCAAATTCCTGTGTAGGCTGTAGCATCTGCTCCATCATCAGGATTAAATACACCCTGTTCATCTCTTGCTACTTTAAGCATCGTCATACAAAAAGCCACTTGTTTAGGAGATATTTTTTTTCCTAGATAAGAAGACCAGAGGTCGGCTATCCTAACATGAAGCAATCGATAATCTCCGTGCTGTTCGGCTCTTTTGCCCCCTACTAACTCAGCGGCTTTTAATAAAATTTCTTTAGGTCTCATAGGTTATAGTACCTTTCTGTTTCTGGTTGCATGATGTGTAAGTTTTCTTTTGTTCGTGTTACCCCTACATAAAACATGCGGTGTAATGTTGACGGTCTTGTAATCATTTCTTTAGAGGCCGCGTACGAAATATCTGATATTAGCAGAATATTATCATTTTCTCCACCCTTCATAGAGTGAATAGTGCTGAGTTTTATTCTAGGGTTCTTTACGTTGTCTCCTCTTCGCAAAGCATTTAGCAAATAGTTTTGTGTGTTGAGTCCCACCTTACCTAACACTTGATGCCATCTTTGTGATCCGTCAACTAATAGGCCTAGGTTATCCCTTAAATAATCCATACGAAATACACTTTCTGGAGGATGTTCTAAAAACTTTCTAGAGCGCCCTCCAAATCCTTTTTTAAACCCTTCGTTAGCTACCATGTGGTCATATATATTTCTTACCTGACTTATGGTTATCTCTTGCCCATTAGATAAAGACTCCCATGAAAGTATCGCTTCATATAATTTCCTTGGCACACTTGGGTGGTCATGCCTACTATAAATCCAACCCTCTTCTCTCAATTGCATAGCGTATTTATCTAACAATCTATTTGTAGACGCTAAAATTGTCCACTCTCCCGATTCAATAGGAACCTCTTCCAGAGAGTTATGATAATAGATAGAGCCTTTTTCTTTCTTAGGATGCCACTCTTTAGGAGCGCGATCATCTATTCGTGTTACTATCTGTTGCGCTTGTTCCCAAACAGAATGCGGAATACGATACGATTGGTTTAACACTTCTTTCTCTTTAGTGGCGGATAGAAAAGCTTTAACATCCGCTCCTTGGAAATTCATAATAGCTCGGTCATCATCTCCCGTAAATATCTGGATGTTTGGCGATTGTCGTACTACATCAATCATTTTCCACTGCAGGGTAGACAGGTCTTGCGCCTCATCTACTATTAAAGCTTCTAGATCTGGACACTGGTCTTGCTTTATAAACTCTTCTATCATATCCGTAAAATCTACTTTTCCCTTAACTTTTTTATAATTCTCATACGCTTCTACTAAACGTGTGAGTTCTGAATAATTAAGACTATAGTTACCTTCTTTTTGAAAAGCTTCCTCTAATGATTGTAACCGGCTCCTGGACAATTGATAGATCTTTAAGTATTCGTCGCCCTTTTGATTTCCTATCCATTCAAAATCGTTCTCGGTATCCTGACTGGTAGACTTGCTTGCAAAATCCAATCCTACTTGATAACCTATCTCCCGCATATCCTTACCGCGTAATACATCGGTAGTTTTATAACCCAGTGATCCAAAAGCCATAGAGTGTAGCGTACGAAAGTACGGTAAGTCTTCTTCTAAAATATTCCAATCTTTGCACACACGTTCTTTACTTTCTCTGGCGGCCTTCTTACTAAAAGATACACAGGCAATACGCTGAGGTTCTATACCACTTTGGATATAGTCTTGAATAAGATTAGAGTTTGTCTGGGTCTTTCCGCAACCGGGAGGGCCTAGTATTGTTTTCTCTATTTTCAAAAAGGTGTTTCCTCATCCGGTTTAAAAGTAACAGGCGGAAGATCCACCTCACCTTTTTTAATCTCAGGAATAAACCAACACCGGACGCTTTGCCACTTATCTTTATTATCTTTAAAACGAAACTGCTTGTCGGCTGTTCCGCCATTATTCATTTCTTTTAATCTTTCTGTGATCTGACCACGGGTATAGATCGTAAAATTATGTCTCTTTAAAAACTCTTGGAGAGCACTAAGCTTGAAATACGTATAGTCTTCCTCTGACCACGGCTTCCCGGTAATAATCTCTTCCGGACTTCTCGCTTGCAAACGCGCTGTACAAAACATCTCCAGAAGTTCTTGGAACTGTCCTTTTTGCGTTAACTCTTCTGGTACGGCTATCCGTGTAGCTGTTTCCAATAACACATCGATCATTTCTCTCCACTCATTATCTTTCATACGTGCAGGCATTTTATACATTTGTTCCATGCAGGCCCTTTGAAAGTCTACTTGCATCTGCAGTTGCCGGGTGCTTAATTCTAATCGTGCACCATCCACATCAATAAACCAAACAGGTGGTTCCGATTCTACCACACTAAGTCCTCCAATGGTGGGAAACGATTGACCACTTCCTATACCAAATTTTCTAGAACGGCACATAGATTTATTGCAATGTGATCGTAAAGGTTCTTGCTTACAGGTGTAGAAGTATTCTTTCTTCTCTAATTGGTTTTGTATGGTTACCATTTCTTTAGCCGGTAGCGGAGGATTGCAATACTCTTGATTATGTTTTTCTAACAAATCTTTCCAAGCTTCCGGACTAGACATCTTATAAAATAGCCCTACATTTAGCATAACCATATTACGGCCACCTTCTGGAACTCCATACTCTGTCAGTTGTTGCAGACAAGGAGGGCCTTGTGGCAAAAGCTTTTGACTCACTCCTACTTGTAAGTCCCGTAACTTCTCTAATGTAATTTTATTTTTATTAGCGTGATCTAAAAAGTTATCGAACCCTATGTCATCGCCCTCTACATTTAAAGCGTAACGTGTAGTGTACTTTGCATTAAAGTACGGAAGGTTGATAAAGTTTCCCACATCACCACGTTCTACTATTACTTCTTCTTGCTTAGGGAATATCTCACATTGGCCATAACCTAAGGCCGATGCAAACTCTGATAAACGATCGCGCAATTCTGTTGCCGATACTTTTTCTTTTAAGAATATATATAAATGGGCACCGCCTGACTTAGACCGGCACACGGTCAACGGTAGCTTTAACTGTTTGATTTTCTTAAATAATTTTACTAAGTCTAAATCATATTCGTCAATGTCTAATGCTCCAAACAAACATTGGTTGTTCTCATCAATGGGTATACTACCCACACCTTTTTTACCTTCAAGGTGCATTTGGACAAGCTCTACAGTTAACGGTTCCCGAACAATAAAGCTTTTCGCTTGTTGCTTACCGTTTTTTTGGGAGTCCAAGACCTCTGTTTGTCCATGAGCTCTACTGAACCCTGCGAACAATTCTATAAATTTCTGTGCTTTCTCTTGCATAATAAAGATGCCCCCACTCTATTGAACGGGGGCAATCCTTTCTCTAGAACGGTACGTCGTCAGTGTCTGTAATAAGAGCAGGCTTTAGCTCCCCACTACTAACACTGGTGTGTAACGCTTTCGCATCATTATAAGCATCTAGAGTTTTTACTTGACTATCGTGAGCAACACTCCATGAATTCCAAGAACCCTTGTCATTGCCATCTTCAATAGACTTTAAACGGTACACATTAGCAAAAGAAGGTAATGTTTTCCCGTTATGTTTTTGCATCATCATAATACTCAACCATTGACGTGACTTTTTTAGCTGAGTCTTTTTCATATCGATGATAGCGTTTTCAAGATTGCCGTCATCATGTACAATCTTTACATAATGTTGTGCCGTACGTACAAGCTCATTGCCACTTTCTAATAGCTCTAAACCTGAGTCCGCATCACGCACAGCTTTACGTACATCTTCGGAATTAGGAGAAAGTTCTGAAACAAATCCTCCACCCTGAGAACGTGGAATAAATTCTAAGAGTTTTAATTGAAAATACACAGGAATAACAAGTACGCCTTTCTCGCCTGTCCATGTATTCTTTGTAACCGTATTAAAAATATCTCCTGATGAAGCACCTTCGATAAATCCCGCATCAGACTTTTTTAGTTGCGGACTAAGTGCTTGGATTATTCTTAAAAAAGGAATTTGAATATCAGAAGATGTTACTTCTTCAAAACCACTTCCTAAGTCGGATTCAAATGCTTGTGTTAGATCTGGTAAATTAGTAGCCATGTTATTTTCCCCCTTTTATTTTTGCTGTTTGACCTACATATGCACGAAACAATTCTAGGTCTATAGTTTGATTAGCTTCCACACGTTCACGTACTAACTTCTTTAATGTCTGTGGTTCTACCCATGTACGCGCCGTAGTGTTATGCCCTTTTTCCTCAAGTTCTGCCTGCAAAGAACGCGCAGAATTATCTTCATTGATGCCAAAAGTTATCTGAACTTGATTCTTAATAAAATCTTCTGCGCCAATTTCGCGTAAATGCCCTAATGCACGTTCTTTGTCTATAGGATCTTTAGGCATAGAGGCTTGAACAAAACTCACTAGAGAAACGGTATTACCGTCTACCTCTAATTTGTCTATGCCCATCTCAGCCATTTTTGCAGGGATTAATTCATACTCGTAACGTTGTTTCTTAGACTTTAAAGTCTTCAGTTCGTTTTCTTTTTCTGCGATGTCTT